CGCAAGATTGATGTTCCAAAAGAATCCTGGTCTTGTGTTAAGTGTTCTAGTGAGAATCAGTATTATATGCGTAAGTGTGGTTCGTGTAACGCGCGGAGGCCACATTAGGAGGCCCTAATGGGTAATTATACGTACGATTCGGATAAGTTGTCTGCCAAAGCGTTAGAGGCTACTATTCTAGAGTTTCCTGAGAAAATGGGCTGGTTCTTGTCTAAAGGTTACGCGCCGCATTATTATCAAGTATTGTTTCATACTGATAAGAATGGTAAGAATCTTACTCGTTTTCGGCATTTGGTGGCTGGGCGGCGAGGCGGTAAAACCTTATCTGCGGCTTGGGAAGTATTGTTTTATTGTTTGCATCCGGCGCAGTTTCATTTGGATGCGCATGGTAAGAAGGATAATGAGTCTCCTTTGTGGGTTTGGGCACTCTCAGCGTCGTATAAGGTCGGGCGACCATCCTATCTTACGTTTCGTGACGCTTGTATTAAGGCTGGCCTTACGATTGGGAAGGAAGTTAAGGAGAATAAGGGTGGTTTGCGGTTTGAATTTGAGAATGGGAGCCTTGTAGAGTTTAAATCTGCTGAGGATCCGCAATCTCTTCGCGGCGCAGGCTTGGATATTCTCTGGATGGACGAGGCCGCGTTCGTTAAAACGGACGAGGCTTGGGGCGTTATCCGCCCATCCCTCTCAGATAAGCAAGGATTACTCATCACAACCACCACACCTAACCAGAAAAACTGGTTTTATGAAGAATTTTTTAGTGATGATGCTCGTAAAGACACTAATAATAGTCGTGTAGAGTATCGTAGCATTGATAATCCTTATTTTCGTCGTGAAGAATGGGAATATGTGAAGTCTAGGTATCACCCGCTGCTATTCGCACAAGAGTATATGGCGAGTTTTGACAGTATGGCAGGCAAAGACCTAGCCGGGGACTGGCTTCACTACTATTCTAGCGAGGATCTTATTGATGAAGAGGGTAAACCGCTTAAACTGCGTAAATATATGGGAGTTGACCCGGCAATCAGCCTCTCCGCTAATGCGGACAGGTTCGTAATTACCGTTATAGGGGTTTCAGACTCTAACGAAGTGTTTCTACTAGAACAGTTTGCGGCTAGAATCCCGTTTGCGGAGCAACTTATTCGGATCGAAGAGTATTATATTAAGTATAAGCCTGATATTATTGGTATTGAGTCTAATGCTTATCAGGCGGCTCTAGTGCAGCAGACTGAAAGACTGCAAACAATGCCGCCGGTTGTTCCGTTGTTCGCTAAGGGTAAGAAGTGGGAGCGTATTCTTGCTATGAGTCCGTTGTTTCGGATTGGTAAGGTGAAGATTAAGAAGGATCATACTGATTTTATTCAGGAGTGGGTCGATTATGATTCGTCTGCTCGTGCTCCTGCGGATGACTGTTTGGATAGTATGGAGATTGCGCTTCGTACTGCGGGTGCGCTTATTGGTGATTTTGTGGCGCCTGCTCCTGTTGAGAATGGTTTACCGGATTGGGTTCTTGCGGATCGTCCGGGTAATAAGAAAGAGGATCGTTATGTTGACGAGTTTATGGGGAGTTTTTGGTAATGCCTGAGTTTTCTAATATTCGTGGTAATGGTGCTGATGCTATTACTGGTGAGCGTTGCGCTCCGGGTGAGCGTGTTTTTGATACGGGGATTCGTAATCGGGTTTCTCCGTATATGAGTAATCATCGGACTCGTGTTGTTAAGGAGGCTACGATTGTTTGGCTGGCGGAGCAAGCAGGATACACTATTACTAAGCGTGATGCGGGAGATTCTGGAAACGCAAAGAGCGTGGACGGAGCGGATGCTAGCGTTGGAGGAGGAGAGGTTGAGGTTGGAGCGCCTAAGGCTGGAGGGAGCAAGCCCACTAAGCGACGTGCCTCTGGGACGACTAAGGGTAAGTGAGGAAGAGCAGGATGCTGATTGGGCGTTAGATAATGGTATTATTACGCCTTTTGAGTATAATGAGATTTTATCTAAGTCTGGTTTGGCTCCTACGGATTTAGAGTTTGAATAAGGAGGCTCGTATTGGACGATACTAGCACACAGTATGTTGAGGATGTTCCTACTGGTTTTGCTTCGGCGGCTAGTCTCGTTAAGCGTGTCGAAGAATTGTCGCGTCAGCGCGAACTTATGGAGCGGCAATGGAAGTTGAATTTGTCGTTTTATAAGGGTAAGCAGTATGTGTTTTATAATCGTAAGTCTCGGCGGATTGAGGCGTTGCCTGTTGAGGATGGTGATAAGCCACGTTATCGTGTGAGGCTTGTGTCGAATCAGATTGCTCCGAATACGCAGAGTCTTCTTAGTCGGCTTGTGAAGTCGAAGCCACAGTTTTTTGCTACGCCGGGTCAGGCGTCGTATGAGGCGCAGAAGGCTACTGAGGTTGCTGAGAATCTTCTTGATTATTGGTGGGATGCGTTTAGTCTTACTGAGAAGCGTGAAGAGGCGATGATGTGGGCGATTATTTGTGGTAATGGTTTTTGGAAGATTACGTGGGATGATAAGGCTGGTCAGGGTATGCGGGTTATGCTTGGGCCTGATGGTCAGCCTATTGTTGATCCTATGATTCGTTACTTTTTTGAGAAGAATCTTGAGGCGGCTGGTGTTGACTCGTCAGAGTTTGAGCAGATGCTTTATCAGGGCGAGATTAAGGTTGATGTTATGTCACCGTTTGATGTGTTGTTGGATGATTCTGCTTCGGTGTTTGAGGATTGTCAGTATGCGTTTTGTCAGCATCCTATGACGAGTGATGAGATTTTTGAGCGGTATGGTGTGCGGTTGAAGCCGAATGCTGTGAATAAGTATCCTGATGAGACGCTTCCGGGCGTGTTTGGGAATCTTGATGCGAAGACGCAGGAGAATGTTCGTATTGTTTATTACGGATATTTTTTGCCTTCTGCTAAGAAGCCTGAGGGTCGGTTTGTTGTGTTTACGAAGGATCCTAGTATTGTGTTGTATGATGCGCCTTGGCCCTATCCGTTTGAGAGGTTGCCTTTGGTGAAGTTTCCGGGTATGCGTGTTCCGGGCCAGTTGTGGGATTCTAGTGTTGTTGAGCAGGCGATTCCGCTTCAGAAGGAACTTAATCGTACGTTGTCGCAGATGATTGAGTATAAGAATTTGACGTTGAAGCCGCAGATGTTGGCTCCGGTGGGTTCTTTGCGTCAGCGTATCACGGACGAGCCGGGTGCTATCTTTGAGTATAATCCTGTTGCTGGTAAGGTGCCAGAGTCGATTCCGATTCCGTCGTTGCCACCGTATGTGTTTGAGCATTTGCAGGATCTTGGTGCACGGTTAAAGGATGTGTTTGGTCTTAATGAGATTGTGGAGGGTAGTGTTCCACCGAATGTTGAGGCTGGTGTGGCTATTGATCTTCTTCAGGAGGCGGCTACGGATCGTATTGCTCCGCAGATTATGCTGATGGAGAAGAGTTTGGAGCGTTGTGGTAATCTTATGCTTCAGTTGGCTCAGAAGTATTATCAGGAGCCGCGCACTATGATTATTACTGGTTCTGGTTCTAAGCCTAAGATTGAGCGTTTTGAGGACGCGGATCTTATTCGTGGTGTGAGTGTGAAGGTTGAGGCTGGTAGTGGTCTTCCTCGTACTCGTGCTGGTCGTCAGGCTCGTGTTATGCAACTTATGCAGATGGGTATTTTGTCGCCTACGAAGGCGTATAAGTATCTTGATATGGCTGATTTTAAGAATCTTCAGATGCAGTTTGAGGCGGATGAGGAGCAGGCTATGCGTGAGCATGATAAGTTGCTTGATGGTGGTATTGTGAATGAGCAGGCTTCTAAGCAGGCGAATGATCAGTTGATGATGAGTATTATGCAGGGTGGTGAGATTGATCCTATGATGCTTCAGCAGAGTGTTGAGGCTGGATTGCAGCCGCTTGCGTATGAGAATAAGGCTGTGCATTTGGAGGTTCATTCGCAGTTTATGAAGAGTGCAGAGTTTGAGACTCTTCCTCAGATGGTGAAGGATCAGTTTTATAAGCATTACGAGTTTACGCAGCAGGCGTTGATGGCTGAGCAGTCGCCGCAGGGTGAGGCTCCGCGTGTGTCGCTTCAGTTGCGTGGTGCTGTTGGTCCTACTACTGGGTCTAAGATTCTTAATAGCACGGGTATTGAGAATGTTACTCCGCAAGAGTTGTTGGAGCCGCCGCTTGATACTGTGGTTATTGATAATAAGGATAAGCCTAATGCGCCTGAGGGTGTTGGTGGGCAGATGGATGCGTATCAGATGGAGTTGTTGCAGAAGTTGCAGCAGAATCAGGCTGAGGCGGATCAGGAGATGGCTCAGGAGATGGCGATGAGGACGGTGCGCGGTGAGTAAGAGGACTGAGTGGACAGATGAGGACAAGGCTGCCGCTTATGTGATTTGGATTAGTAATGATAAGAATATTCGTGCTACTGCGCGTCAATGCGGGATTGGTCATACGACGATTGCGTATTGGGTGAAGCAATGGGAGGAGAATGGTCCTCCTGAACGGCTTGATGATAAGATTCGGGCTAATGCGTATGAGTTTGTTCATCATGCTTCTACTGTTCGTCAGAAGGCTATGGATAAGTTGGAAGAGTTGATTCCTGAGGCTGAGATTAAGCAGTTGGGCACTCTTGCTACTGTTGTGGGTATTATGGATGATAAGATTCGTTTGGCTCAGGGGCTTGCTACTAAGCGTACTGAGACGGTTCATACTCTTCCTACGAGGGAGGAGATGAAGGAACTTATGAGTGGTTTTGCTGATAATCTTGTGAGTGCTGCTGAGGATCGTGCGTCTGAGGTGGTTGAGATTGAGGCGTCTAGTGTTGTTGTGAATGATTAGCGACCAACCGGAATAAGCCGGAGTCGTGTGATTATTGGAGGCTGTTGTGAGTGATGGTATTGATATGGATGGCGCTTTGAATGCGCTGTCGGCTGAGTTGCCGGACGAGGCTCCGGTTGATGAAGCGCCCGCTACGGATGAGACGATGGTGGGGGACAATCAGGCTGAAGAGTCTGAATCCTTTACTGGTTTTGATCCTAGCGTTCTTCCTGAGGATATGCAGCGAGTGTATAAGTCTATGCAGGCTGATTATACTCGTAAGACTCAGGAGATTGCAGAGTTGCGTCGGAGTTATGGGACGCTCTCTGAGCAGGGAGTGGATCCTGATGTTGCGCTACAAGCGGTCGGATTCTTGCAGGAGTTGAATACTAACCCGGAGTTTGCTAAGCAGGTTGCGGATGAGATTCAGCGGAATGCGGGAACACCCGATGTTAGCCAGCCAGCGTTCGAGACTACTTCTGAGAATAATGATGTTAGTTACGAGGGGCTTCCGCCACAACTTGCTTCTGAGTTGGAGGAGATGCGAGCGTTCCGTGAGGAGATGCTTGCGCTTCAGGCTCAGCAGGAGTCGTTGGAAGAGTTGGAGGCGATGGAGAATACTATTCGTACTTCTAATCCGCAGTTTGATGATTCGGATATGGAGGCGATTTATTCTCTTGCGTATGCTCATGATGGGGATTTGATGGCGGCTGCTGAACAGTATCATGCTTTGCAGCAGCGTTTGCTTGGATCGTATTTGCAGTCTAAGCAGGTTCCTTTTGGTGCTACGCCTGCTCCTACTGCGCCGTCTAGTACGCCTAGTCCGGGTTTTAAGAGTGTGGACGACGCGCATAAGGCGGCTTTGGAGGCTATTCGTAACATGTCCTAAATTATAGGAGGTGTTTGTAGGATGGCTGGTGCTACTCTTACTACGCTTAGCGACATTCTCAAGGAGTATTACCTTGGACCTGTGGCTGAGCAGTTGAATAATGAGGTTCTTCTTCTGTCGCGTCTTAACACGAAGTCGGAGGATCTAATGGGTAAGCGGGCTTATGTTCCGCTTCACACAAATCGTTCTGGCGGCATTGGTGCTCGTGCGGAGTCTGCGGCTCTGCCGGCCTCGGGCAACCAGACGTACGATAAGGCTGTGTACGACCTGAAGTATCTGTATGGTCGTGTGCAGGTGACTGGCCCGTCGATGGCTAAGACCAAGAATGAGGCTGGTGCGTTCCTTCAGGCCCTTAAGGGCGAACTTGATGGTATTCGTGCTGATCTTCAGAAGGATCTTGCTCGTCAGGTGTATGGGGATGGTACTGCTCAGATTGTGCAATGTGGTACTACCTCGTCTGATACGACGGTTGTTCTTAATACCGCTGCTGGTAAGGAAGCGATTCGTAAGGGTCAGTTGTATGTTGGTATGCTTGTTGACATTGGTACTGTTGCTGATGTTGATACGATTAGTGGCGCGACTCCTCGTACGATTACGGCGGTTGATTATACCAATGCCACGGTTGATATTTCGGGTGCTGCTGTGACGACTTCTTCGTCGCATTACATTACTCGTGCCGGTGCTGGTGTTGATGGGGCGGCAACCGCGACTGGTTCGCGCTCGTCTGAGATTGACGGACTTAAGCGTGTTGTTGCTGCGTCCGCTACGGCCTTTGGCGAACTCGATCCGGCCACGAAGACGTTCTGGGATAACAAGCGCATCGGGTCTGTTGGCGCGATTGCTCTTGATGATCTTCAGCAGGGACTTAACCTGATTCGTCTTGAGGGCGGCAAGCCTTCTGTGATGGTTACGTCTCTTGGTGTTCAGCGGGAGATTTACAACCTGCTGGATCAGCAGGTTCGTTACGTTGACCCTGAGTCTTATAACTACGTCGCTGGTTTCCAGACGATTGAGTATGCTGGGCTTCCGGTCATTGCTGATATTGATGCTCCGTATGGTAGTCTGTTTATGCTGGACGAGTCCACCATTAAGGTGTTCTCGGATCAGGATTGGCACTTCCTTGATGCGGATGGTCAGACTCTTCGTCAGGTCGCCGGGTATGATGCCTTTGAGGCGGTCATGACTCGTTACATGAACCTTGGTGTTACGAAGCGCAACAATCATGCTGTGCTGACTGGTATCACGGTTGATAGCAGCGCGGACGCTGGTGTCTAATCTGGGTAGGGAGGGGCTTCGGCCCCTCCCTATTCTAACATGAGGAGGCTATTATGGCTAAGATGAGTAAGTATGATAGGCTCGTCAAGAGCCTAGCCGCGAAGGATAAGAAGAAGGGTAAGGCTCAGGATCCTAAGGCGCTTGCTGCGTGGATTGGGCGTAAGAAGTTGGGTAAGGCTGAGTTTCAGCGGCGTGCGGCGGCTGGTCGTAGGAAAGCAAAATAATGCCTAAGAAACTTGATGATATTGTTAGTGCTTTGAAGCGTGATAATCCTGATTGGCCTGAGGGTAAAGTTTGGGCTATCGCGCAGTCTACGTATAAGAAGATGAAAGGGAAGATGCGATGAGTAGTTTTGCTCATTGGAAGTATCGTTTACGGTATTTTTATCGTCGTCGTAGGGGGTGAGTTATGGCTAAGACGCCTGCTTGGCAGCGTAAGGAGGGTCAGAACCCTAAGGGTGGTTTGAATGAGGCTGGTCGTAGGTCTGCTAAGGCGCAGGGGATGAATCTTAAGCGTCCTGTTAAGCGGGCTGAGGCTAAGCGGTCTAAGAGTGCTGCTGCTCGTCGTCGCTCTTTTTGTGCTCGTATGAGTGGTATGAAGAAGCGGCTTACTAGTGCTAAGACTGCTAATGATCCTAATAGTCGTATTAATAAAGCGTTGAGGGCGTGGGATTGCTGATGAGTAGTATTTATATTCCGGGTCATGGTGAGATGAGTTTTGATGAGGCCCGTATTGATCGCGCGGTTCGTGAGTATGATGAGCGTTTGTTTTTTGCGCGGAATGCGGATACTTGGGATTGGTGTGTTTATGTTAAGATGCCGCGTCCTGAGCCTGCGTATCCTGTGATTGGGTTTGGGCAGGAGTTGCCTCCGGTTGATGAGGTTATGCGTCGTGTGTATCGTGCTGATGCGCATAAGCATGGGTTTCAGATTTATGATGAGATTATGGAGTCGCAGGAGAAGTATAAGCAGAAGTTTCGTGATGCTGCTGATGAGGCTTCGGAGGAGTCTGCTGAGGTTGTTGAGCATTTTCTTCGTCAGCATGGTAAGAGTCCTGTGATTAAAGAGTTTATTAATTATGATGTTCCGAAGGGGGGTGAGGCGAGTGACGCTGGATGAGTTGTTTGATGAGATGGATTTGTATGGTTTTGAGGATTTTGAGGATTCGCAAAAGTTGACGCTTCTGAATGAGTCGTATTTTGATATTGTTACTCGTGAGCCTTGGCCTTTTATGGAGAAGTTGGTTACGTTTGTTGTGCCTAGTGGTGTGTCGCAGGTGACTAGTGGTTCTTCGTTTAAGGTTCGGAATGATAATAATCGTTTGGATAATTCGTTGACGAATCCGGTTCTTATTCCTTTTACTGAGTATACTGTTAATAGTGTGTTGTCGTTTATTGATGATTCTAATAATATTGTTATGACGCCTGAGCGTGGGGATGTTATTGAGAAGAATTATCGGCTTGTGAATGATACGAGTACTCCGACGCGATACTATTTTGTTGGTGATGATATGTATTTGTATCCTCAGGCTGCGGGTGATACGACGTATCGTTTGTATTTTCTTCAGTTGCCTGTTGCTGCTACGACTACTACTGGTACGAGTGCTTGGTTTGTGCCTGCTCGTCATCATAGTGTTGTGTTGTATGGTGCTCTTGTTAAAGCGTTTCTTGTTAATGATGATCCGCAGGCTGCTGCGTTTCAGAATATTTTTGAGTCTCGTTATCAGCAGATGAGGAATGATATTTGGATGAATCAGTATGATCGTACGGACACGATTCATACGCTTTCGGATTCTTATGATTGGGCTTACTAGTCAGAGGGGGTGAGTGGCCTTGTCGTTGACTTTTGTTAATCAGGTTGGTGCGCCTGAGGGTATGAATCAGGCTGCTCCCGGCTCTTTTATTCCTGAGTCGTTTGTTCGTTGG